GCTGTTTTAAATCAGCGCACAACGAGCGGTGAACGCGCCGGGGGTCCAGACAACGTTGTCAAACCCGACATAGGCGGTATACCCGGAGGTATTGACTGTAATACCCGTCATTACTTTACCACCTGCGGTATACCCGGTGTACACAATTTCGTTGGATGTGGTGTACGCCGTAGTGTCCGCATTCAAATTTGCGTTAGCGGTATACAGGGCGATCTTAATCACATCCGTGGTCAAGTCATGGATGCCTTGATATAGCTCCGCTTTGAAGCTGGTGGTTTGCGTCTGAAGGATACTCATGCAACTGGGTTCCTAACCTGACCGTCACGATACGCATCCATACGCTGTTTGCCGTCACCCAGGTTCTTGAGCAATGTAAGCGCCTGCAGGAACTGCTCTTTGTATAGAGCAACCATATCGGGTTCGCCCTTCATGTAACGAATGGCTTCCATCATGGTGCCGTTAAGCAGCGCGGAATCAAAGTTGTCGCCCAACCATGTGGTCTGAGCGGTAACAATTGACTCGGGGTAATAGTAGAAGTGCAACTCGACCGTATAGGTCTGATCCGGGGTTGGCCCCAAAATGAACGAAAGCTCATTAGTAACCGTAGGCCCAGTAACAGTTGGCCCGAAGATAGCGTAGTGCTTAGGTAGCCCGCGCGCGGCTACAGAGTTCCTGGGGTAGGCTTCGCGGATAAAGTTCACATCTTTGTTTAGAAGGTAGTGATACTCACCGTCCGTATCGACCACAGCCAGGGAATACGTAGACAGGAAATCATTTGGCGCAGACAAATACTGATTGCCAATAGACAACGAACCTGTCATGTTTTTTCGCAGGTTTGCAATCTGAACAGTGTTGTAAATATTCTGCTCAGCGATCCTAATCATCGTGTTCATATCCGCTGTGGGAAACGTGTTCTCACAGTAGTCTTGAACAGCAGTGACGAGTTCGTTGTACGTCATATTAACCTCAAGCCATCGGGCCCCGAGCCATTACACCCTTAGTAGCGCAACCAGTGCCACGAATCTTGATGCCGCTGGTCTTGACCGGGTGTTCGTTTTTTGACTTGTCGATGTTGCCAACAGACATATCTACGGTATCAGAGCTGTTGCGCACGGGGCCTTTACCAGGCTGTGCCTCAACCGTTACCGATTTACCCTTCATGGTGTGCGGCTTGGCGTAGACGCTGGCGGGGCCAACCTCTTTACCCATCATCTTGTGACTGAATTTGGCCATATTAGCCTCCGCGACGTTGGTTCATTGCGCGAGCCATGTTGCGGCCAACCGCCTTCATGGAAGCGCTGGTAACCCCGCCCTTGGCAAACTTGGTAGGGGTCTTGCCGGGGTGCATGCGTTTCTCATGCTTATGCACGGCGGCGCCGATCATTTTCTTGTCTTGTGCCAGGTCTTTCTTGTCCATTGCAGACTCCTTTCAGGATACCGTTACTGTACCAACATAAGTCGTTGCTACCAAATAATTTGGCGTCAACGCCGAATCAAATTCTGAAGCCCCGCCTACCGGAGCCCAGCCCCACTGAATGTCCCGCGATCCGCCTGTGGGATACCCGCCGAATCCAGTTAAGTTATCCTGCAAACCATTCAGACCCGCAGTGTAATACGTTGTATCTGGACGCGGCTGACGAACAGCTTGTGGATCGTCCACAGGGTACATGCCCAACTGCAACTGCGGCTGATCGGGATCCCAGCACTCCGGGCATACCTTCAACTGGTACAGCTTGGTCTTGACAACCTCATATTTGAGCTGTTTGAGCTTGAAGCGAAACCCGCAGCGATCGCACTGCGAAATTGCAAATTTGCCAGAGGAAAACCGTTCGCCCATTACGGAGTACTCCCGCCAATGAACATCTGACGCGGCACAAACCGAAGCGGTGCTTTCTCGTGGTCTTCACCTGCGGCCAGCATAAACTGCTCGTCGTAGACCGCTTTTAGCATCTCGACCCGGTTCATCAGCTCAGGAACTTTCATGGCGATGTAATACGCCAACCCTGCCGCAACGACAGGCAGGAAACGGAAGTTCATGTCGCCCGTCTGAATACCGTCTCCAGCATCCTGAATACGGCGCATACGCCAATAGACAAACTGGTACGTTGTGGATGCGTCAGGCGTAGGCCAAACCGTCACAGCGGGCAACTGCGCAACAAACACAGGCGTCAAAGTGGAGTGCAGCGCAGCAGTGGTGTTTGCCTGCCCACGGAAACAGCCGCCCAACGAGTTGCCGTCGATATACCCGTAGTAGATTATTTCTGAGTCCAGCTTAATGTAGCCAGCAGCCGCCAAGCCTACAGTGGAACTCAGGGTAATCGTGGTGGCGGTCGCGCTCAAAGACCCGCTCAAAGTCAGATCGGTCGGGTTTGTTTCCCCGGACAGGCGTTGAATCCACACCTGGATAGGGCGGGCTTGGGTTAATTTATTCGGGATCGTCGCATACGTAGAAACACTAATACGCGAAATGGTCAGGTCGGCCTGGATTGAGGCTTCGTTCCCGCCTGTGCGGATCACATGATCCAGCAAGTCAATCGTGTCATTGGGCAGCGGATATGTGTTCAATCCAGGGGTCAGCGTAATGCTGCCTTCTTCAATCGTCCACATGTTCAAACCACGGTTGGCCCACTCAATCGTCATCAAGTTCATAGACCGGCGGGCAGTCCGCAAGTCATAACCAGTGCGCATTTCACGACCGGCGCGCTCCCACGCTTCCTCGGCCAGCTCTGTGAACTCAAGGTTGAATAGGGTTGTGCCAGTTGTGTAGGTGGCCATTATCTAAATCCCGCTGTTTTCTTTGCGATGGCTTTTGGCTGGGCAACAAACTGTTTGCCTGCCGCTTTGCCTGCACGTTTCGCTTTGGTAGTGGCCGCGTATTCAGCAGGGCTCAGGGACTTGATGGCTTTTTCAGGCAAATACCGCTCCCCCGTCTTAGAAGACGGTTTGCCAGACTTGGTGCGCCACTTCTGGTCGCCCCAGTCCTTTAGGGATTGCTGCGGTGCTTTCATCTCAGTCCCTATACCCGCCACCAGCTTCTTTGTACTTCTTAGCCACCAGCTGCGCCTTACGAGCTGACCACTGACCAGCTTTAGTGCCGTGGGTTGCCGCAGCCTTGACCTGAGACACAATCTTCTTACGCAAGCCTGGCTTTGTATAGTTGCCTGCGGCATTAACGCTACCGCCCTCAGCGTACTGAGTAAAGTCGGTGTCGTCCCGGCGCGCTTTCTTCACGCCTTTGGGCATCTTAGAGGGGGCAATTGCCCCCATGCCGCGACTGGCCATCATACGATCTTCGCCTTGCGGGCGCCTCGCGCAATGCCCCAGCCACGGACGTTGCCGCCCTTTTTGTAGCCAACTGCTCCTCCGGTCGTATCCGACTCGTCCAGGGCTTTCTTGGTCTTCTTAGACCCCTTGGCGGGGCCTTCTTTGAACTTACCAGCGTTCTTGGGGCCGCCCATCCACATCATGGGGTTGGTGACCTCTTCGCGGCCTTTGGCAGATACCTCAGCGCCCTTGGGCCCAGTCAGCAGCTTAGGCGACACATCCGTAGCTTCTTTGGCAGCGGGGCCGGTCAGCCGCTTAGTCGGTGCAGATAGCGCAGGCTGGATGTATTCACGGGCTTTTTCAGCCATCGCGGGGGCGCGGTTTGCCAAGCCTTTAGCAGCTGCGGCAATGGTTTTTAGCCCAGGGGCGCCCGCCATGATCTCCAAACCTTTTTGCGTGTCTTCTTTAGACGGAGCTGTCATAGCTTTCTTAATAGCCTGCTGCTTAGAGTACGACTCCAGCTCAGCAGCGGACGGTCCGGTACGCGTATTGCGCGAGCCGCCCATGGCAGGTGCAGATCCGGCAGAACTCCTTTCCCCAGCGGTAGCGCCCGTGCGCGTATTGCGCGAACCGCCCATGGCGGGGGCCGTTGCGCTGGACGATTCGCCGCGACGCGTCAGTCCTTGCTGCTTATTCATGTAGTCACGCAACGATAAACCGGACTTTGCCAGCTCTTCCTTGGTAACGACGGGAGCCTTTTTAACGGCTGCAGCGATGGTGCTTTCGGACGAGCCAGCAGCGCCACGACCGCCTCGTGGGCCGTAGTCGCTGGTTTCATCCTCAGACAGCGAAGATTTTGCTTTATACCCGGGCGCCCGAGCCATGGCTACGCGTTCGGCACGAGTCGTACCGTCGCCGTAGTTTTCGTCACCAGCCCATTCGCCGGATTCAGATTCCGTGTCAATGAACTCGCCTTCGGCAAAGCGACGGACCTTACGTTTGGTTGGTTTCATAGCCATGACGGCCTCCTAAATCAGCACTTACCGCCGCGCTTCATGCCCTTAGAGCCAATGCCGCCGGGCACGCCAGAGCCAGGCATCTTGACCTGTTTGCCCTTGGTGCGGCCCTTAGACACGATGCCGTCGCGGCTGGGAGCAGCCGTACGAACTTTGCCCATTGCGGTACCCGAAACTTTTTTCTCTGTTGCCATGATGTCACCACCTTTTGAAAATTTGCGGCCCTTGTCCGCGTTTGAAAAATCCTTGCCCACGGACTGTGGGACGCCTACTTTCTTCGCAAATGCCGGGTTATGGGCCACGGCTTCCATGAAGTTGTGCTGCTTTTTGCTGCTACTCGGCATTGTCTTTCTTTCGCCCGATCAGCTCGAAAAATTGTTTGCCAGAGATCATTTCAGCAATACGCATGAGCGTCCACACGGCACCGATCAGACCGAAAACGGGCGTCAGTATTTGCAAGAAAGACGAAATGGCCGCAATAGCAGCCATGAAGTCCAACGTGTGTTTGACGGTATCGTGGTGTTCGCTCATGTCAGCAATTCCAAGCCCGTAGACTCTTGTTAATCCGGGAGTTCGGGTCTTTTTTCGCCTTTTCGCCCGTCAGCTTCTTTTTCATGCCACTCATCCTGGCACAAAAAGAGTCGCGCCTGCTGCCGCCTTCCGGCTGGGGAGGGTTCAAGTTCATGCCCTGCTTTTTGGCAGAGGCTCGCCCCTTGGCGTTCAAGCCGCCGTTGGGGTTCTTGCCTTCCTTGCGTTGCCATGCGGGTGACTTAGCCATAGAACGCCACCGCAGTAACGTTTGCCCCGCATTCAACAACAAGGCTAGTCGAGCACAATACACCTTCATCAGGGACATACACGCTAGTAGTTGCTTCCCCGGCAATGGTATATGTGAACAACGTAGTTGCGCCGTCTTTGATGGCAATTGTTGTAGACCCTGACGAACTGAACGTCAAGCCCTTGAAGCGCGTACGCCCCGCGTACACAGTAGTTGCTGTGCTCGCAGGGCAGCTGGCGCCTTTTACGTCCGTTTGCATACCCATGATGGGCTCCTAATTAGACGTTTTGCTGGCCAGCGTACGGGTCAGTGACGTAGTACAGAATCACACCGCCAACGGTACCGGTACCGGGAGTACCGCCCACAGCGTTCGTGACGGTCACGTTGCTGGTGGCATTAAGAATAGTACCAAGGGAAGCGCCAGAGCCAGTACCACCAGGAGCCACAGAAACAATAGCTGTAACATCAGCATCATTCAGCAATCCGTTTGCGGAGCCGGTGTAGCCCAGATCAATGGTGCCGGTACCGATGTCGTTGATGATAATTTGGGTGACCACAGCACCTGCGGGAAGAACCACAGTGGAGGTGTTGGTCGAAGATGCCTGCACATTACCGGCGGTGCCAGCTGCAGGGATATAGAAAGTCGCGGCCATAACGCCGGAACCACAGTAGGCTGCGCGAGTTTGATCGCCGCCGCCCGAACGCCAAATCGATTGGGTGGTAGAGACTGCCATTTTAAATTGTCCTTCGTACAAAGATCAGCGTGTCAGTTGTGTACGCATCTGCCGGATCAGTCTGACACACCGGGAACTCCGGTTTGAAACACTATAACGCAAAAGAAAAGGGGGCACAAGGCCCCCTTCTCGACTTAGGCTCCAGGAGAGCCAAAGATACCCAGCGGATCGCTGACGCCGAAGCTGTAACGCTCACGGGCCTTGTAGCGAACGTTGCCGGTGTCGAAATCGCCGTCCATGCTGTTTTGCAGCGGGGTACGAACGAAGTGCTTCAGACCGTTGGGCACGTCGGTCAACAGGAACCAAGCGTTGGTGTCGGTCAAGAAGTGGTTCACGGTGTAGCCACCAGGGATAGAACCGTTGTTCTTGATGGCGTTGATGTCGTTGTCGTTGGTACCAACGCGCAGCTCGGTTTCGAGCAGACGGGTCGCAACGAACATCAGTGCGGGGGGAACAACCAGCTTCTTGGGCTTGGCAGCGATTAGCAGGCCGCGTTCATCCGTCCAACCAGCGATCTGAATCACGGCGTTTTCCAACGACGTTTCGTTCAGGTCAGCACCGGTAGCGGGGCGGTTGCTGTTGGTGCCACCGGACACCAGGGGGTGAGCCGTAGAGCACAGAACTTGGCCGTCACCGTAGGTGGGGCCGCCAGTGAAGGCGTTGTTCAGGACGTAGGCACCTTTAACTTGCTTGGTGTAAGCCATACCACGGGCCAGGGCCTTGGTGTAGCGGCTAGAGAGGCTGTCATACAGGTTATCTTCCACAGCTTCCTCGGTGATGGAGAAGCCCATCGCG